AGATTGCTTCGAATGGAAGATGGAGTAATTCATTTTAAATTCGAGGATAACGCAAAAGGAAAAAACAATGGCAATTAAATTTAATCAAGCGCAAGGCGCAGCAAAAAAAGAAAAGATAGCTCAATATACTTACAAAGACGGAGACAATGTTCTTCGCATAGTGGGCGATCTATTACCCAGATATGTTTACTGGATTAAAGGCGAAAACAACAAGAATATTCCTATGGAATGTCTTGCTTTCGATAGAGATACAGAAACATTCAATAATAAAGAAAAGGATCATGTAAGAGATTTTTTTCCTGATCTAAAATGCGGTTGGGCATATGCAGCACAATGTATTGACCCAGCTGATGGCAATGTTAAAGTCCTTAACTTAAAGAAAAAATTGATGGAGCAAATAATGGTTGCTGCTGATGACTTAGGTGATCCTACTGACCCAGAAGAAGGTTGGGATATCTATTTTCAAAGAGTTAAGACTGGGCCTATGGCCTTCAATGTTGAGTACAGATTACAGGCACTTAAATGTAAGAAAAGACCTTTAACCGAAGAAGAGCAAGGAAAAATTGCAGACCTTCGTTCAATGGACGATGTCTTACCAAGACCTACTCCAGATGCTCAATTAGAATTACTTCAAAGAGTAACTACTCCTAGTAATGAAACTCCAGATGAAGTCAATGAGGAATTTAGCATTTCATGATTTTATTTACGGCAGACTGGCACTTAAAGCTAGGCCAGAAGAATGTTCCCTTGCCGTGGGCGTGTAGCCGATTTGAATTATTTTTTCAAGAAATAAGACAACTCGAAAATTCACATGATTTTCATATAATAGGCGGAGACCTATTCGATAGAGTCCCCTCTATGGACGAACTCACACTTTACTTCGATTTTGTAAGGGGGGTTACTATACCCACCTTCATTTACGATGGAAACCATGAAGCTACAAAAAAGAACAAAACATTTTTCTCAAACTTAAAGAGAGCAACTCAAGATGTCAATGATTTAGTTACAATAGTAGACAAAACAACAGAATTTGAGAAGTTTACAATTCTTCCATATGCAGACTTACACAAGCCTACATCTATAGAAAATTGTAATGTTAATAAACCTCTCTTTACTCATGTAAGGGGTGAAATACCACCTCATGTAATACCAGAGGTTGATTTGGATAGATTAGCTGCATTCCCAGTAGTTTTTGCTGGAGATTTGCATAGTCACTCAAATACACAAAGAAACATAGTCTATCCAGGCAGCCCAATGACAACTTCTTTTCACAGAGAAGAAGTAGAAACTGGTTTTATAACTATAGATGAAGATAATTGGAGTTGGGATTGGCAAAATTTTGACCTACCACAACTAATTAGAAAGACTGTTACTAAACAGGAAGATATGATATTAACAGATTGGCACCACACAATTTATGAGATTGAAGGTGATGTAGCAGATTTAGCTAATGTTAAAAATTCGGAATTACTTGATAAGAAAGTAATAAAACGAAGTAGTCAAGCTACACTAAATCTAAAAGATTTAACAATCGAGGAAGAATTATCGGAGTATTTGAGTGCAATACTTAATTTAAATGATGAAAAGATAACAACAATTATGGGAGTGTTTAATGATTACTCTAAAAACGCTACAATGGGATAACTGTTTCAGCTATGGTAAAGGAAATCGGCTTGACCTTAATTCTGGCAACCTCACTCAGCTTGTGGGTACCAACGGAATGGGTAAGTCTTCCATACCACTTATTATCGAAGAAGTCTTATTCAATAAGAATAGTAAAGGAATTAAAAAACAAGAGATACAAAACCGTTTTATTAATAATGGATACAGCATAAATCTTACCTTTGATGTAGACTATGACCAGTATGAAATTGATGTATTTAGAAAGGCAACAATAAAGTGCAAATTGTGGAAAAATGGAGAAGATATATCATCTCACACCGCAACGAATACATACAAGACTGTTCAAGAATTGCTAGGATTGGATTTCAAAACTTTTACACAGCTAGTATATCAAAATACGAACACATCACTTGCGTTTTTAACTGCAACAGATACAAATAGAAAAAAGTTTCTTATCGATCTGCTAAAGTTAACAGAGTATGTAGAGTACTTTGATATTTTTAAGGAAGCTGCTCGAGAGGTTATTTTAGAAATTAATAGCCTAGAGAGTAAGTCAGATACGATAGTAAAATGGTTAGATGAAAACAAATTGGAGAGTATAGACATACTTCCAATAAAAAATCTGCCTGAAGTATCATCAGAAGATGAGGAGAAATTACAGCAGTTACGAAACGATTTTGAAAAAATTTCCGAAAAAAATAAAAAAATTGTAGACAATAATTTTAATGTTGAGAGACTACAACAACTGGCTGCAAACCCTGACAGACTACTCATAGGAGAGACTGTTGACATTGAAGCCAAATCGCAGAAACTTGGCATATATAGTGCCAGAGTGTCTGACTCTCAAGCACATTTGTCTAAACTCTCTAAGTTGAAAGGACAATGTCCAACTTGTGAAGAGTACATAGACGAAGATAAAGTACAAAGATTAAAAGACCAATACTATGCAGAAATAGTAGAAAGCAATGATATACTTGAAGGTCTTGAGATAAAAATTCGGGAAGCAAAGAAAAATAACGAAAGAATGAACAGGCGTGATGCACTTCAGAAAGAATTTGAAGAAACTATGGGACAGGTGGACAACAAGTTGCCTTCTCAAATTTTCGACAAAGAGGAAGTTTCTGCCCAAATTGCCACCCTTTCTTCTAAGATACAAGGGTTGCAGGAGGAGATACGAACTGTTGCTGCTGAGAATAATAGAGCAACGCAACATAATACTCGCTTGGAAATAATCCAAGAACAGACTGCCAATTTTGAAGGGGAGCTTGAAGAAATTGTGGAGGCTTTGGGAAAAGTTGAAGAAAAGTCAACCCATTTAGAGATACTTAAAAAAGCGTTCAGTACAAATGGACTGCTCGCTTACAAAATCGAGAACTTAGTAAAAGATCTCGAGGATTTAACAAATGACTACCTTGCTGAATTATCAGAAGGTAGATTCAGTTTGGAGTTCGTAGTAACGAATGACAGACTTAATGTAGAAATTACAGATAATGCGAAAATAGTAGATATACTAGCTTTGTCAAGCGGTGAGCTTGCAAGGGTTAATACAGCTACTTTATTAGCAATTAGAAAATTAATGAGTAGCATTTCTAGTTCTCGCATTAACACACTATTTCTTGATGAAATTATAAGTGTGCTTGATGATGAAGGTAAAGAGAAACTAGTAGAAATACTACTTGGAGAGGAACTAAATACTTATTTAGTCTCTCACGGTTGGACTCACCCTCTACTTGAAAAGATAGAGGTGATAAAGGAGGACAATATAAGCAGGTTAGAATGACAGAAAACATGGACACTTTTTGGCTTCACTTATGTGAGGATAGAAAAGTTTGGACTCCGAGAGGGAAGCCCTGTGTAATATGTGGTTTAACCGAAAAGGAAGCCGATAAGGCTTGGAAAAAAGGCACAATTTGGGAGGATAACTAAACGAGGAAAAAGAATGGAATTAAGTTATTCATTGAATACTTTTTACTTTTTAGTTACTGGATTGCTTGTTATGTGGATGGCCGCGGGCTTTACCATGTTAGAAGCAGGCTCAGTTCGTTCTAAAAATGTAAATGAGATACTGATTAAAAATGTATCATTATATAGTGTTGCGTGTATTACTTTTCTATTAAGTGGTTATACTATAATGTATGGGTGGGTTCCACCCGATGACCACGCTTTAATGTCCGATTTTTTCTTTCAAGTAGTATTTGTAGCTACAGCTATGTCAGTTGTTTCTGGCGCAGTAGCAGAAAGAAAGAAATTATGGTCGTTTTTAGGCTTTGCAATAGTCTTTACAGGATTAATATATCCAATACAAGGCTCTTGGTCATGGGGCGGCGGCTGGTTAAGTGAGTTAGGATTCTTTGACTTCGCAGGATCAGGTATCGTTCATATGGCAGGGGCAGCAGCGGCTTTAGCAGCTGTATTATTGATTGGCCCAAGAATAGGAAAATACACAAAAGATGGAGTACCTCAACCAATACACGGCTCCAATACAGCTCAAGTAACTTTGGGAACATTGATACTTTGGATGGGTTGGTTCGGGTTTAATGGAGGTTCTCAATTAGCAATAGATGGTTTTGAAAATGCAAATGCAGTAGCAAAAATCTTTGTTAATACAAATACAGCAGCAGCTGCAGGGTTACTTAGCGCTATGATTTTGTCTAAATTATGGTTAGGCAGAACAGCTCTTAATGCAGTATGTAATGGTGCTTTAGCAGGGTTAGTGGTTATAACCGCAGATCCTTTGACTCCTTCACCATATGTTTCCATTATATATGGAGCATTAGGTGGATTATTAGTTCCACTCTCTATGAGTTATTTAGAGAAGTGGGGAATTGATGATCCCGTTGGAGCAATAAGTGTGCACGGAAGTGCAGGTATATTAGGGTTAATGTTAGTACCAATATTAAACCCAGATGCTACCTTTGTTAATCAAGCAATAGGTACAGCATCAATATTTGCCTTTGTTTTTGGCTCGTCATACATAGTATGGTACGGGTTTAAAAAGACAATAGGAATAAGAGTAGGTACAGACGAGGAACTTGGTGGTTCCGATATGTGGGAAACGGGTAGGAAAGCTTACCCAGAATTTATGAAAGGTCATGGAGAATAATGATGGAATGGTATACAATTTATATGTTAATGAATTTTGTAATAGTGAGTATAGTTTCGTACTATATTGGTCATTGGAACGGAAGACGGAACATTATAGGAAAATAGATGAAATTTACAGAAGTAGGAAAATTAGAAAATAACGAAAACTTGATGATAGTAGACGGGCTAAACATTGCGTTTAGGTGGAGGTACAAGAAAGTACCATACTATACTAATGATTATGTACGAACTGTTGAGAGTTTAGCTAAGTCCTATAACTGTGGAAATATAATTATTCTTGCAGATGGCGGTAGTGTTTACCGTAAAAACCTTTACCCAGAATATAAAGCAAATAGAAAAGAAAAGTATAAAGACCAAACAGACGCAGAAAAGAAAGAGTTTGAGGTTTTTATGGCAGAATTTGCAAATGCCTTTAAACGATTAGAGAATAAAGGCTATTTAGTGATAAGACAAAACGGTTTGGAAGCTGATGACTTGGCCGCTTGGATAGTAGGAAAACGAAAAGATTTTAGTGTAGGAGAAATCTGGTTAATATCTTCAGATAAAGATTGGGATTTACTTATACAAGACGGTGTTTCTCGTTTTTCTACAGTCACTAGAAAAGAAACAACAGTAGATAATTGGGACGAACACTATGATTTTGAACCAGAACACTTTCTGACATTCAAATGTTTAGCTGGAGACACAGGAGATAACATACCTGGCATCTCTGGTATCGGCCCTAAAAGAGCTACACAACTTATAGAACAGTATGGGGACTTATATGACATATACAATTCCTGTCCAATAGACAGCAGATACAAATATATACAGTCCCTGAATGAGAACGCTGACCGATTATTGTTAAATGCTGAACTTATGGATTTGGAGAGTTATTCAGAACAAGCATTAATTGAATCAGGAATGAATCTAGAGGATTTATCCTCAAATGTAAAGGAATATTTGAATGATAATTGATTATGAGAGAGATAACAGTCTTGATGAGTTTAGTAAAAAAACTCTACAAGATAGGTACATGATAGATACCGAAAAATCTCCCCAAGAGGCTTTTGCAAGAGCAGCTACTGCTTTTGCTGATGATGAAGAACACGCACAACGAATTTATGACTATGCCAGTAAATTGTGGTTTATGTTTGCAACCCCTATTCTTTCTAATGGTGGTACACAAAGAGGCCTGCCTATTAGTTGTTTTCTTAATTATGTAGAAGACAGCAGAGGAGGTATTAGTGAACACTATACAGAGAATGCATGGCTATCTTCCGTAGGTGGAGGAATAGGCGGCACATGGAGTGATGTTCGTAGTGTAGGTTCTAAAACAAGTGATGGGA